CAAACTCTGAAACAAAACTGTTTGCTTCTTTCGAGGAAGCATTACCAGACGCGCAGGCTAAAGAACTATCAAGCAACGCGTGGTCTTTGTTCCAACCCCAAACCCAATACATAGAAGCAGGTGCGGCTGTAGCTGGTGGCTTTAATCCATTCTGGGCAGCAAACGCAACAATCACACAATCAATGCAAGGTTTCAGCTAATGCGTAAAAATGTAGCAAGTCAAAACGTCAGCTTTCACGCTGTTAGCACAACAGATGGCTCTGATGTAACAACCGGCACACCTACTGTTTATTACACTATTGACGGTGGCACACAGGCAACGGGTACAGGCACTTCAGCTCACGAAGGCAACGGTGAATGGTCTTATGTGCCAACACAAGCCGAGACTAACGGTGATCACGTAGCTTTTACACAAGTGTTAAGTGGGTCAGTAAGTCAAACAGTTAATGTATGGCCTGTGTCGTTTGACCCAACGCAAACAAATCTTTTAGTGGATGCGGTTGCCATATCAGGCGATACCACAGCAGCGGATAACTTAGAACTTCAATATGACGGAACAGGCTTATCGGGCGACAATTATCCATCAACGCAAGCGCAAGTTGGCAATATCGCATCTGGTAGCGCGGCCATATCCACAGTTGCCGAAAGCTATACGCTGACAACTGGTACACAATCATCAGGTACGGTAACGGACACCGAAACCCTTGATGGAACAGACCATGAGCATACTGACTCCGCAGGTGCTATGGAGCTATATTACCAGTTTGATGTTGGTGGTAACGGTGTTGCATCAGAGGTTGATGTAACTGGTAACTTAACAGGGTCTAATGACTCTCTAGGTGTGTTTGCTTATAACTGGGCTGGGACATCATGGGATCAGGTTGGCACTTTAAGCGGCACAAATTCATCCACTGACTCAGATTTCAAATACAATCTGACTACAGCCCATACAGGCACAGGCGCTAATTTAGGTAAAGCTAGATTAAGATATTATGCGGCATCAGGGCTAACGTCAGCCACTCTTTCAATTGACCGAATCACCTGTGCATATTCTGTTGTTGCTCAGTCGGCAGGTTACGCAGACGGCGCGGTCTGGATTGACACTAACGATGGTACAGCAGGAACTGAATCTTATGTTAACGGTGTTGCTGATAACCCAGTAGATACATTGGCTGATGCGCTCACGATTGGCGGCAACCTTAGTCTGTCTAAGTTTAGATGCTCGCCGGACTCAAGCATCACATTTGCCTCATCACAACCATCGAGGCTGTTCTATGGTGATGGTTGGACTTGTGCGTTAGGTGGACAGGATCTGTCTGGTACTCATATTTATCATGCCAAAATGACAGGAACATGCACCTCGCCAACAGCAGAGCTTCATATTGATAATTCACACATTGGCACTTGTAGTTTTGGTGGCGATTTGCATTTATCACATTCGAAACTCACAGACACTGTAACATTAACGGCAGCGGGCGATGTAATACTTGAGAAATGCGTTTCTGAGGTTGCTGGTGCAGGTAGTCCAGTCATTGATATGGGTGCGGCTGTCGGAGCAACAAACCTGTCTGTCCGTGATTGGCGGGGTGGAATGACGCTGAACAACTTAGCCAGTGGGGATGTTGTTACTTTAGACGGTATCTTCGGAACTATTACTTTAAACGGCGCAGATGCTTCTGTTGAGATTCGTGGCATTGCTAAGGCGGTTACCAACAACCTAACAGGCTCGCCAACGGTTAATGATGACTCTGTTAAGGCTGATGATATTGCGGCTATCCTTGCTGATACAGCAGACATTCAACCTAAAGTTGCAACCCTTAATACAGCCCACGCAGCAGGCAACTTAGGCTGTGACGTAGATAAGATTAATGGCGTTTCCATTACTGGTGATGGCTCTGCCACACCGTTCGATGTCTAATGAGCCTTAGTGTAGCTGGCGTATGGGCGGTCGGAGTATGGGATCAAACCGTATGGGGTGAGGGTGTCTGGCGTGAAGGGGAGTACACCCCGCCTGTTGTTACGAATAAAGATGGCGCAGGCCAGAGCCAAAAACTCAAGAAGCCTCCTAAGAAATACAAGAACAAGAAAATAGAAGCCCTCCTTGAGTCTCTCATGGCAGAGAGAAACGCACTTGAGAAAACAGAGAAAGTAGTCGGTCATGGTTATATTCAGGTAGACCACAAACAGGAAAGAAAAGTAGAAGCCATTAAGATTGAGTTATTGGCTGCCATGGAAAGGATTGAGGCTACAACGAGGATAGAGATAGCTTACCAGAAATATATCTACGATTTAATCAAAGATCTGGAAAAGAAATACAAACAAGCAATCGAGGACGAGCTAATAGCAATATTACTCCTATCGCTATGACACCAGAAGACAAAAAGTACTACGAAGACCTGTTTGATATGTACTCAACAGACGGATGGAAACACCTCATGGAAGACCTTAAAGTCCATGCAAAGTATTATAATTCAGTAAGAAATGTATCCGATAACACCCCATTAGAGTTTCAAAAGGGCAGATTGGATGAAATAGATTTCTTACTAAATCACGAAAAAGTTATGAAAGAGTCATACGACTCTATACTGGAGAAATCAAGTGCCGACTTATGATCATATCTGCCCTAACGGGCATATCAAGACAATCCTAGTAAAAATCGGTGACAGAAACACTCCCACTGAGTGTCGATGCGGCGAAATGACTAGATTGAAGATTTGTGCAGTGAAGACCCTGTTTGATGGGTCTGATCCTGATTTCCATGATTCTCATGCGAAATGGGTTAAATCTCACGAATCAGCTAACGGGAAAGAAGATCCTTCTAACCTGACTCAACTCTAGCACAAACTCAGTGCTATTTTTATTTACCCTAAACCATTAGGAAGGGAATTACAATGAATGACGACATTATCGTTAATGAAGAAGTGGAAGAACAAGTCGAAGAAGTTAAAGAAGAAGTTGAAGTAAAAGCAGAAGAACCTAAAACCCGATTTGACGATTGGGACAGGGACACTGCGGTAAAGAACTATCAAGAGCTAGAGAAATTCAACTCTCGACAAGCTCAAGAATTAGGGCAACTTCGTAAGACAGCAGATGAGTTTATCCAAAAACCTTCGCAAGAAACACCCATAGACCTAGACTCTTTGTTGGATAACCCAACCGATGCAATCAACCAGAGCCTACAGAGCAACCCTGAGATACAGAAATTACAATCAGAGTTGCAAAACATTCAGAACCAGACAGCCGTTACTACACTAAAGTCTAAGCACCCAGATTTTATGGATATTTATCAAGATCCATCATTTCAAAATTGGGCAGCAGACAATCCAGTGCGACAACGACTACTGAATGATGCCAACAACTACGATGTGGAAGCGGCTGATTTCTTGTTTTCTGATTGGAAGTCACACACCTCAGTTTCTCAAAAACAAGCAGAGGATAATGTAAGACTAGAAAAGGCAAAGGCAGATATTACCAAAGTAGCCTCAGAAGGCGCAGGCGGTAAATCGGCAAATAAGGTGTATTCACGAGCAGACTTGGCTGAACTAAAAGTACGCAATTTTGATAAGTATGAGGCCATGTGGCCTGAGATTCTAAAGGCTTATCAAGAAAAGCGTGTTCGTTAAACATTTTAATTAAAGGTAAATAAAAATGGCAATTGGAGCTACTAACTATCAAGTAACACACTCGGATGCCTACATCCCGGAGTTGTGGAGCAATGAGGTCATCGCCGATTACAAGGCTGGCCTCGTCATGGGTAATCTTGTTCGCAAGGTTTCTCACAAGGGTAAAAAAGGTGACACCATTCACGTCCCTAACTACTCTCGCCAAACAGCAACCGCTAAGACAGCAGATACAGAGATCACACCAAAGGCAGTAACACATGGTACAACTCCTATCTTGCTTGATAAGCACTACTACAACTCAGCATTAGTTGAAGACATTGTTAAACTACAAGCATTGACTTCACTTCGCTCTGCTATCACAGAAGATTTCGGCTACTCTCTAGCGAAACAAGCTGATTCAGATATCCATGCTCAGTTTGAAACACTTAATGGCGGCACAGCCGCAGGTGCGAATAACTGGGAAACTGCTGTAATCGGTGGTGACGGTACTACTGCATTTAATGACGCAACTACTGGTAACGGTACTGACATCACAGATGCTGGTATCCGAGCTATGATCTTGCAGTTGGATAATGCTGACGTACCGATGATGAATCGTTACATGGTTATCCCACCTATCGCTAAGTCTGACCTTTTAGGTCTTTCTCGCTTCACAGAGCAAGCGTTCATTGGTGACGGTAACAACCCTATCCGTACAGGTAAATTAGGTTCTATCTACGGTATGGACGTGTACGTTTCAAGTAACTGCCCATCTTTCGCTTCAGATGACTTCTCCACAATGTATCGTGCGGGTCACATCTTCCACAAAGATGCAGTAGTTTACGCTGAGCAACAGGGCGTACGTATGCAGGCTCAGAACAAGCTAGAACACTTAGGTGACTTGATGGTTGCTGACTGTGTTTACGGCGTTGCTGAGTACCGCGATAACGCTGGCGTTTCTTTCATCGTACCTTCTACTTAATAGGTAGTTAATAGAAAAAGGATAGGGGCTTAATTGCCCCTTTTCCGAGGAGTATATAATGGCAAGACGTCAATTCCAAGATGCGTTTCCAAACGTATTATTCGGCTCAGAAACTTACGATGCTGGCTCTATCGCAGACGGTAACGAAGAAGTAGGCGAACTAACAATCACCGGCGCTCAGTTGGGTGATTTTGTATTAGCATCTCATGGTGTAGATGTTGCTGATTTGGCTCTTACAGCAGAAGTAACAGCAGCTAACACTGTAACTTACCAGCTTAACAACAACACTGGCGGCAATATTGATTTAGCTTCTGCCACAGTTCGTTGTGTCGTACTAGGCCGCAATCCAGCCCACGTATGATAATAAGGTTTGGGGTTATTGATCCACAGTTGATTTCTGATTCGGTCTTAGTAACCAACAAACATTATGGCAAAGGGATCGGGGGCTTCGGCTCTCGTCCCGTTAAGCCTCCTATGGATTGGATAAGAAAGCAGGAAGAAAGACATTCATTTTATTCAAAACTAGAAGAATCCATTATAAAGGAAGGGATAAGAAACCCGATCTTTTGTAATGCAATTCCAGAAGGCACATTCTCAAGAGTGGGAACCTCAAGATTATGGATAGCAAAGAAACACAAGATTCACGTACCAGTGATTATTGCTGATTATGTTAATGCGTGGGATGACTTAGAAGAACTACATAATGAAGAAGAAATAAGGGCTAAGTTTCAAGACCAGCCCTACAAGATAGACCTGACCAACCCAACCAAAGTGGGTCATGTATGGATAGGTGGCTTACCACACTACCATTTAGATGAAACCCCACAAGAATTTGAAGACAGGTATGATAAATGATTACATCAGCGCAAGAAGAAGAAAAGTACGAAAAAACATGGAATGACAAGCGATACCGCATTTGTTCGCCAGCAGAGCTATGTGTACCCGATTTTCTTAAAAGAAACCCCAAAAGAGGGTCTTTGGTGGATTTTGGGTGCGGTACAGGAAGGGCAACTAAAATCCTACAGGATAACGGGTTTAATGTTACCGGCGTAGATATAGCGGCTAACGCACTAGACGCAGACGTTCCATTCGTTAAAGCGTCCTTATGGGAAGACTCATTTAAGGCTGATTGGGCTTATTCTTGTGATGTACTCGAACACATACCACCAGAGCATGTAGATGCTGTCTTAGAGAACATGGACACCGATAACTGCTATCTACACATTCATTTAAAAGAAGATAAGTTTGGCGCTATTGTTGGCGAGAAACTACACCTTACCATCCAGCCTCACGAATGGTGGCTAGAGAAACTAAGCAAGATATGGAATATAACAGACCACTCAACTACAGGGCGTACATCTACGTTTTATGGTGAAGGCCGTGCCTAAGTGGAAATGCAAGAGAAATGGCGTAATCATTGAGCTTAAAGACATAGAAACAAAACACATGCTTGAGCATGATGGATACGAATTAGTTAAGGAGACCAACCTTGAACCGCCTTCAGATAATCAACCAAGTCCTAAGAAAACTAAGAGAAGACGAAGTAAGCGTAGTAGCTGATGACACTTATGCTACGATGCTCGCAGACTTCCTTAACGATGTAAAGAGAGAAGTAGAGGACGCATGGGATTGGACTCAGTTGCGTCAAATCATAACCGTTACAACCGCTGCATCTACCTCACAATACTCCCTTACGGGTTTTGGTAAGCGCGGAAGAATTAAGCAGGCTTACAACGACACCGATGACAACTTTATGATGCAAGTGCATCAGCAGTACATAAACTACCAAAACTACCTATCCACAAACAATATAAACGACTCGCCCCATAACTATCGTATTCGCGGTGTAGACGCGAGTGGTGATATGCAGATTGATGTGTACCCTACGCCAGATGCGGTTGAGTCATTAAGATTTGACTGTGTAGTACCGCAAGCAGACTTATCAGACGACACTACAGAGCTTACTGTACCTGATTACCCTGTTATGTTGGGGTTATATGCAAGAGCAGTATCAGAGCGCGGTGAAGATGGTGGCATAGGATACAACGAGGCTGATATGGCCTATAAGACAGCATTAAGTGATGCTATTGCTCAGGATGGCGGTCGGGCTAAAGAAGACCTTATGTGGGTCGTTCAATGAATCAGATGCAGCCTATATCCGTTCAAGCCCCCGGCTTTTACGGACTCAATAAGCAACAGTCTGCTACATCGCTTGATTCTAATTGGGCTACTGAGGCTGATAACTGCGTCATTGATGAAACAGGTCGTATCGCGGCACGAAACGGATGGGCGCAAACAACGACCACACCAATCTCTGGTACTCCCGATATAGAGCAACTCTTTGAATGGGTTGATTCATCCGGCACATCTACAATCATATCGGCAGCAAATTCAAAGCTATACTCAGGCACAACCACGCTAACAGAAAAAACAGGCTCAGTAACGATTACCGATGATAACTGGAAATTCCAGAACTTCAACGGGAATGTAGTGGGTTATCAGGCAGGCCATGACCCTATCTTTAAAGACGATTCAGGAAACTTCACCAAACTCTTACTAGAGCATGACGAGTGGGCGGCGACAACCGCTTACGCCTTAAAGGACGCTGTAAGAGCAAGCACAGACAATAACGTTTACTTTGAAGCAACCACATCAGGCACAACGGGTGGATCAGAGCCATCATGGGATACCACTGTAGGCAACACCACAGCCGATGGGTCGGTTGTTTGGACTACACGCAAATTACAACAGTCTAACGAAGTATTAGCCGCTTACGGTCGCCTATGGACGACTGACGGTACTGTTATACACTATTCAGACCTTTTAATCCCTTGGGACAATAACGGCGCAAGCGGTGGATCAATAGACCTTAAATCTGTATGGGTTTATGGGATGGATCAAGTTACCGCTATCGCGGCATTTAACGGCCACATTATATTCTTTGGTAAGCACTCTATCGTTATTTACTCCGGTGCAGAAGATCCAACAAGCATGGCCTTGGTAGAGCAGATACAGGGTATTGGTTGTATTGCTAGAGACTCTGTTCAAGACATCGGCACAGACCTCCTATTCCTATCTGACACAGGCGTACGGTCTTTACAAAGAACAATTCAAGAAAAGTCAATGCCATTCACAGACGTTTCTAGGAATAACCGAGACTTCTTAATGGCGCTAGTCCGGTCTGAGGATTTAAGCCTAGTAAGGGCTGTTTATCACGAACCCGATGCCTTTTACCTTCTGACCCTACCATCATCAGGATTTACATTTTGCTTTGACACACGAAGACCACTAGAAGATGGATCGCTAAGAACGACCACATGGACTTCTATCGACCCCAAAGCCATGATCTCAACAAGAAGCGACAAACTATACATGGGGCAAGCGGGTGTTATTGGAGAGTATTCAACCTACCTCGATAACGCATCAACTTACCTAATGATTTATCGCTCATCATGGGACAACAGACAAAGTAATAACCTTAAATTCCCTAAAAAGATAAGGGCTATTGTTGCAGGTGGTTACGGCTATGCGGTGAACTTTTATTGGGCATTTGACTATAACGACTTAGGTTATTCGTCAAAGTCAGATGTTAGGGTCAATGCCAATTTAGCTGAATATAACATATCTGAATACAACATAGCAGAATATTCAGGTGGGTCTGTCCTTGCGACAGTAGAAGCAAATATGACAAAGAACGGAGAATATCTCCAATTTGGCTGGAATGTAACAGTAAACGAACAGCCTATTAGTTTTCAGAAAGTAGATATGTACTTCACATTAGGAAGGTATAACAGATGATCAAAAGGGAGTCTTTTTACGCAAACAGAAAAGAACTCCATGATCTAAATATCGCCAATAGTAAAGAAGCTGATTCGGTAGAGATGCCGCTAGATGTGGATTGGGACTTTTATAGAAAAGCAGAAGAAGCTGGAATGATGTTCTCGTTCATATCAAGAAAAGACGGAAAGATTAACGGCTATATTAACTGCTCAATTCAATACCACCACCACAGAAAGAATACAGCTTATTGCTCGGTTGATGTGGTTTATGTTAAGCCAAACTCAAGAAACGGGATTTTAGGATTGAAGCTATTAAAGAAAGCAGAGGAACAGGCAAAGATTATGGCTGGATCTGTAGTGATGACATTCGGAGGCCAAAAGGTAGATATATCGCCTTTAGCTAAACGGCTCGGCTATGAGCAATCAGAAATTATTTATAGGAAGGTATTATGAGCGACTCACTAATTAGTGGCGGTCTAGGTCTTGCAGGCTCTTTAATCGGCGGCTCTAAAGCATCTAAGGGCGCAAGAGAAGGCGCACAGTTAGCCCAGTTTAACCCGTATAGCATTTATAGCGGTATCGGGTCGGGTGTATTTGACCAGAAAAACAAAACGGGTACAGCAAGCCTAACAGCCCCTTATCAGTCAAAACGAGACTACTACTTAGGTCAGGCTGATTTCTTTAATTCACAATTAGGTCAATTCCGACCACCTACAAGAGATCAATTCATCAGTGGTTATGATACCTCTGGGAATAGATCAAGACAGTCTTTTTATGATGACCTTTTAGGCTCAGGTCAGTTCAATCGAAACGGTGGTGATGGCGATGCTATGCACTACGCAAGGTATGGATTTGAAAGACCACAAAGCCTGTTTGATGCACAGCGCCAATGGAATGTGTCAGCAGGACAGTCTGGAGGGAATATTAACGGAAGTGGTGAAAGTCTTGCTGATAAATACATCAACGCGCAAGATTATTACGAGCAAACAAAGGGCGGTAAGTCTGGCACTGATTTTGATGCCCTTAATGCAGAAGCAGACCGATTATTCAACGCACAAGGCGGCAACCCTCTTTATGATGACGATGCCTTTGCTGCGGCTAGGGAGGGATATGTATCCCCAGAACAACGCATTTATAACCGCTTATTCAAGCTCTCAGAGGGTAATGAAGCCCTTGAAAAGTCAGGTCTTGAGTCCCGCTTATTTGCTCAAGGAATGCTAGGATCAACAGGTGGCGCTCATCGACTTAACGCACAAGCTGATGCAGCGTATAGCCGACAATTAGGCCGAGAACAACAAGCCGTTACTCTAGCGGAAGAAATACAGAATCAAATACAAAACAGAGGCATACGAGCAACCAATCAAGCATTAGGTATTGATCAGGCTTCCTTAGAGAACCTTCGTCTAGGTATTGGTGCGGGCGGCGGTAATGTAGCAGCAGGCCAAATTACTGCTCAAAACGCAGCCAATCAGGGCGGCGCTATTGCTAACGCATTCTCATCATTTGGTGATAATTTCTCGTCTGGTGGTTTATTTGGTCAACAAGGCATTAACACTTTCGGTGCGCCTAACACAGACATTAACTCAATTACCAGTAGCTTTTTCGGTTGATAGGGGATAACAATGCTATTTGATCAAAAATCTCCACAGGAAGTACAAGCAGAAATCCGCAGACAAGGTATGCTAGAGGACGCTTCAAGAGGCACAGGATGGGCGGCTATATCACGTGCAGCAGCACAAGGCGGTCGTCAACTAGCGCAAGGATTTGGTGGTGAAGACCCCCGCATATCAAAGGCTAAGGCTCTCCAGCAAGTCCAGCAGGAAATGATGCAGGAAGGATGGGAGTCTAAAGTTAATACCGCCGAGTTTTACGAAGAAGCGGCAAGGAAGGTAAGAGAAATCGACCCACCTATGTCTATGAAGATGATGCAGAAGGCTCAAGAGATGCGTACGGCTGCTGATGATAAGGCATATAAGCGCAAAGAGTCTGATTTGGGAATGCAGATCAAACAGAAGCAGCTAGAAGCATTTGATAAGGAAAAACAAGGCGCTACTGCGATAAAGTTTAAAGAGCTTTCAGAAATATTCGGCGAAGACGAAGCCAAGAAAATAATGAGGGGCGGGGCTGAAAACAACCTTAGTAGATTTAAGGGGAATATGGGCGGCAAGAGCGTAATAGGGTTCTCTGATAAGAAAGGGAATACTTACGTACGTCAAGGCGGCCAGTTGATTAAAAACCCGCAAGGCTTAACCGAGATAACAACAGGCAGGACTAAAGAAGATGTTGCCGCATCAGGATTTGCCAAACCTGTGATTAACAAGCTGCAACAGACTGTTGTGGATACGACACAAGGGTTAGACAGGCTTGAAAATATGATGGATGGATTTAAGCCTGAATATCTAACAATACCTGACAGGGTTGTAACTGCCGCTATGGATCAGTACGAAAAGTGGGGCGGGGATCTATCAGAAGAAGACAAACAAAGAGTTGGCGAAGCATCCAAGTTTTACCAGAATGCCATTGAAAATATCAATTTATACATTAAATACATCACTGGCGCACAGATGTCTTACCAAGAATCAGACAGGCTAAGACTGGCTGCTCCTGATGCTGGAGAAGGCGTATTTGGCGCTGATGGTCCAACCAAGTTCAGGAATAAAGCCAAAAATGCCATTAGAGGCGCTAAAATGGCAAGAGCAAGAGCATTGTATGTTATGAGGCATGGGCTAAGCGTTAAGGAGTCCAAGGTTATTCGCGATGGTGTGGAGAAAAACAACATTACTTTCCCAATATCTTTAAATCAGATGTCGGATATAGTCAATAATCGCGGAGCTGCAATAAAGAAACAGCTATTAAAAGAAAACCCTAAACTCGATGAGGAGTCCTTAAAAGAATCCATCTTAAATCAACTCGAGAAGGAGTTTTTCAGTGAGTGATTACGTGGATATGCTGGTTAATCAAAAACCCAAGAAACCCAAGAAAACGGACTATGTTGGGATGATGACTAGCAAAAGAGAGCCTCGACAAGAACCAAAGCTAGAGCCAGCAGTCGAAACATCTTCTGATGATTTTGCGCCCATGCCACAGGACTGGAATATGGGCGAGTATTCATCAGACCCTATGACAGACAGGGCTTTGGCTAAAAGGGCTTGGCAAGGGCAACAAACCTCTAAGTCCCTCGGCAAAGACGAAATAGGCTATGGTAGCGCCGCATTGCAAACCGTAGGTCAGGGTGTTGGTAGAGCGATTGATTATACGGGTAGCGAACTTGCTCAAACCCTACAAGGGGTTGGTAAGGGCGTAGGCGCTGCATACGGGGCTATTCCTGAGCCAATCAAAGAAGTCACCGCCGGTGTTCGAGAGGAGTCTATAGATCCTATTGTTGGGGCTTTAGGCGGCGTATCTGAGGCAGCTTATGATACTGACGCTGTAAAAGCAGTGCGTAACTTAGCATCTGAGTCATGGGATGATGTTAAAGAATGGTGGGGTTCTTTGGACAAGAACACCAGAAAAAACCTAGAGTCAGTTGGGTTAATTGCATCAGTAACCCCTATCAAGAAAAGCGCAGACCTTATACATAAAGGCGCTATTACGCTAAAGACGAGTCTAAGAAACCAGATAGTTGACAAAGCATTTGAACAGATAGCGCCATTCAATAGCAAGAAAAGATTAATAGAAGTATACAAAAGATCAAACCTAAAAGGGAATAAAGGCGTATACAAGCCAACCCCTTACGAGAAGGCGGCATCTGAAACAGTAGCCGATCTAAAAGGATTTAAGTACGGCAAGGGTGGAGAATATAACGGATATATTGTCAATCAAGCTAGAAAAGACGCAATAGAGTCTTTAGACAGAAAACTTTTAAGCACAAATTCGCCTATTAATAGAAGTGTCGAAAATGACTTGCGAGCAAACATTGCTGCTCTGGCGAAAGAAAACCCAATGTTTGAGGCGGCAAATACAAAGCCGCTAAAAGACCGAATAAGCGAGTCACTAAGGATAATAAAAAGAAACTCTGTTAATGGCAAGCACACGACCCAAAGCCTAACAAAAGCAAGAAGGGAGCTAGACAAGCTATATGATCAAAAAAACGCAATCGACTGGACAGAAAGAGAGGGGACTTCCCTTCATACTCTTAATAAAACCATAAGGGACACTCTTAACGACCTAGTAGATTCCCACGCACCCATAGATATAAAGTCAGAGAGAGAAAGATTGGGTCATCTGATATGGGCATCAGATAACATGGCTGAGAAGTTCGCAAAAGGTACAAAGGGGCTTATAAACCAAACTATGCACGTCCTTTCTGAGATAGCGAGAACGTCATGGGCTACAAAGATGATAACAGGCGTAGGCGTTACATCTGTTGCTGGAGCCGCAGCTTCCAACCCATTACAAGCTGCAATAGTCGCTACTTTGGGCGGTATCACTTATGCTGGCGGCAAGGCAGTAATGTCAAGACCATCCAGAAAGGCAATGCTGTCCTTGATTAGTGAGCTAGACAAAGCTGGAAAAGTAGCCAAGACAGTTGCAGAGAAAACCAAGATTAGAAAGACCAGAACAGCGATAGCAGCACTGGTAGCTAACTCGACCATAGAGCAGCTTGATAAGGATGAGGAAAAATAATGGCATATACAAAGAACACGAACTTTACCGCTAAGGATGCTCTTGCTACAGGCAACCCTAGTAAGATCATAAAAGGATCTGAGTTAGACGGGGAATTTGATGAAATAGCAACAGAAGACGCACTATCCGCTAAACTGGCTTCAACTCAGACATTTACGGGAGACAACGTATTCACAGGGCTAGTAACCCTAAACAAAGGCGCAGACGTAGCCTCTGCCACAGCCCTGCCTTTAATCTCTGATGGCAACTATTTTGATGTAACGGGCACAACCACCATTACATCATTCAACTCATTAGGTGTTGGCACTCAAATTAAACTCCACTTCGATGACGCATTAACCTTAACCCATCACGCTACAGATTTAATCCTCCCGTCTGGAGATGACATTACAACAGCCGCAGGGGATGAGGCGGAGTTTGTAGAATACGCCTCTGGAGATTGGCGTTGTACGAGCTACACAAAGGCAAACGGCATCCCTGTCACCACAGCATTACTCGCAGAGCAAGAAGTAACGGGTAGTGACGTAACCACCATAACCTTCACAGGCTTGGATATGAATACTCATAAGTCATATCGAATTGAGATTGAGCATTTCTCTGAAGCCACCACTGGTGGCATAGTCTCAATGTATGCAAATAACGACACAACGGCGACTAATTACTATAATGGGTATGTATTCGGTGTAGCGACTGCTGTAACGGGGGCGAGAAATAATGACGCAACCATAACATCAGCAGCAGCAAACAGTCGAACCTATACGGCAATAGATGTTGGATATGCCACTGGATTATATGTAATTGCACACTCTCGATGTAATCAAAATATTGGCGCTAATACAAACTTTCTTGGTTATACGTGGAGCAAGACTTCTCCAGTTACGACCAACCTAACAAGGCTAGACTTTACGGCTGGCATAGCAAGCGGGCTAAGAGTCGGCACTAAAATCCGTATTTACCGAGGTGATGTATAATGGCTAAACGAATCATAAGAAACGTCAAAACAGGCGAAGTGACAGAAGAAGAATTTACCTTTGTTCCTGCGCCTATCACCAATGAAACGAAATTAGCCGAAGTGCATCGGATTGTTGCCGAAAAATCATCACAACTCTCCAACCCGCTAGACAATTTACGCATGACAGTTATCACAGGCTTGCAAGGCGACAGAGCAAGAGGCAGACCAATGCCAGCAGACCGTCAAGCTATATTGGATAGTGCCGAAGCTGACCCGCGCAAACCACAGGCCGAAGCACTACTGATTGCAGTCGATGATATTATTGCAAACATAGACACTATTGATGATGTAGCTCAGGCGTTTATTGATAGAGGCATTGTGTAATGGAGCCGCTCAAAACAGGCGCAGATGCAGGCAGCGTAGGGGCATGGATTGTAGCTCTAACTAACTGGCTAAACCCATTACTCGAATTGGTCTTAGTTGTATTGAGTATTGCTTGGCTTGTTTACAGATTCTTGACAAGAAAAAATGCAAAGTAGGTGGCAGTATTTTTCAGTAGAAGAATTGCAATGCCCCCACTGCCAGAAGATGCCTATGAACGAAAAGTTTATGGCAAAACTCGTTGCGCTTCGTAGAGAATTAGGCTTTCCCCTTCACATCACATCGGGCTATCGGTGTTCAGTACACAACAAAAACGTGGGCGGTAAGGCCGCTTCTAAACACGTACTAGGCAGGGCAGTGGACATTGCCCTAACGATGCCTGAAAAAGACCAGCCCAGACTCCTATCAGCAGCATATCATCATGGCCTTTACGGTCAAGGTGTAGCTAAGACCTTCATTCACTTAGACGACTATTCACCTAGACTCTGGGGGTATTGATATGTACAACAAGGATTGGGCTTGCTTGATTGTTGTGCTTTTTATTGTAGCGATATTAAGCCTTGCTGGATGCGCCAACTGCACTTCAATAACGGTAAATAAAAGTGAACGCTCAGAGTCTAGCTGAATACTCGCTCAGGGCTTACACAGAATCCACTGTAGACATAGATGGCGCTCAGGCGCTCATAGAAGACAATGTAGTAGCCTTTAGGGGTACGACATCAGAAGACATCGTAACGGACATCAGAGCCGTTCCTTGGCACTCTAGCGAGCTAGGGGTATGGTGTCACTCAGGATTCCTAAAGTCCCTCAGAAAGCTCTTAGAAGACCTCCCACAAGGGGATATATACGTTACAGGCCACTCTTTAGGGGGTGCTATGGCTCAGATATACGCAGCTATGCTTGTTAAAGAAGGCTACAACCCCAAACTAGTCACCTTTGGCGCTCCCAGAGCCGGTATGAAGGGTCTTTCTGAATTATCCTCTCAATGTGACGGTTATCGCTTTGTGCGTGACGGTGACACTATTCCCAATATCCCCATCTATATTCCCTTCCTTTTCCCTTACCGGCATGATAGAGTTGAATTTGAGTTAGAAGGTGCTGATGGCATTTTCTCAGATCATGGCATGCTAGGTTACTTGTCTGTAACACCTGATATGGAGGTTTAAATGAAGATAGCTATTTTTTTATTGTTTTTGTCATCCTTTGCGCAAGCAGATGTAACTCGTTACTACGATGCCTGTGGATTTGTTGGTATGAGAATAGGGCAAGATATATTCAGCGCAGAATACATTAAAGACGGGTTAAGTGAAGAACACGCATCAAAGGTAATGGCAGAAATAGCCCTAATCAAATTAGGCCAATCAAATATATACGAAGTTGATTTAACCGTCTTTTATCCAGAACTGAGGTGTTCTTGACCACTGTAGCCTGTGATGGCAAGTCTATGGCATCGGATACCCTTGTTGATGACGGGGGAACAAGAGCTAGGTGTACAAAGATATACAAGGTTAATGGAGACTTAATAGGCTTTGCTGGTGCATTAGGCTCAGGCTTGGCCTTCATAGATTGGTATAAAACAAGAACAGAATCACCCCCAACTCTCTCAGACACTAACATCATCATCCTAAAGGCCAGTGGTAAAATAGAGCTATGGGATGAATCGGAATACCCAATGACATTTTCTAACAAGTTCTACGCTATTGGATCTGGAGCAGATGCAGCACTAGCCGCTATGCACTGTGGTAAATCCCCCACAGAAGCCGTTAAGATAGCCTGCAAGGTTGATATGTCAACAGGACTACCCGTTAAGACTCTATGGAGATAATAGGCTGGAGTGCGGCTTTTCTGCTTGCTATATGTGGCCTGCCTCAAGCATATCGGTCATATATACAAGGCCATTCTGACGGCATATCATGGTTGTTCGTATTAACGTGGTTTATGGGTTGTGTATTAATGTTGATATACGTCATTCCTTCTGGTAGTATGCCTTTAATAGTAGATTATATACTAAATATTTGTTTTACAACAATAATTATATACTACAAGGTGAAGCCATGAAAAACGAAACTGTACTTGTAATCTCCGACATGCACATACCTTACCATCACCCGGATACCTTGGCTTTCCTGAAAGAAATCAAGAAAGTTTACAAGCCAGATAGAGTGGTCTGTATAGGCGATGAGGTAGACAACCATGCTATGTCCTACCATGATTCAGACCCTGATTTAATGTCAGCAGGCGATGAGCTAAGGGCGGCTCGCAAGGTTATCAAGGAAGTGGAAAAGATATTCCCTGTTATGGATCTAGTGGACTCTAATCACGGCTCTTTATACTACCGCAAGGCCAAGACCAACGGAATACCTCAATGTGCAATCCTTCCCTATAACGACCTTCTAGGAGTAGGAAAGGGGTGGAAATGGCATCAAGAGCTAACGATAAAATTAAGCAATGGCCAATCTTGCTATTTCCATCACGGTAGAGCCGCAGACATAACAAAGGTATCTCAATCACACGGCATGAGTGCAGTACAAGGCCACTACCATGAGAAGTTTAAGATTGAATACTGGGGTAATACGCTAGGTCTTTACTGGGGTATGCAGGTAGGGTGTTTGATTGATGATGACTCATACGCTATGGCCTACAACAACACAAACCTGAAAAGACCTATCATTGGCTGCGGGATTATTCTCGGCGGGTTTCCAGAACTACTCCCTCTAGTTAAAAACAAGAAGGGTAGATGGATAGGAAAGTTAGTTTAAATCCTTCCATTCTCTCCTAAACCGCTTATTCATCTGGCGCTTAATCTTCTTACCTACTCCAGCCCTAGAAAGGTAGCAATAGAACTTCCTCCATGACCCAACCCAATCAAACTCAGCCCCACCTTTAAGTTTCTGTTTCATAAAAATCCATTAAGCAGGTGTTAAACGAGCTATCTGTTTAGTATTGCCTCTAATTCATCGGCGCAATTATCCAGCTCATCACAAGAACTGTAATCGCTTCTTATCAATCTAAGCCTATATTGCTTCTCTCGCCAATTATTAATCAATAACCCAAGCCTTTCTTCACGCTCTATGTATGATTGGAGCTGTTGTTCTAGTCTTTCGCCGTATTCAATAGCAGCATCAAGCAAGTTTTCATGCTGGCCTGATGATAGTCGCCAAAAATAATTTGGGTCATCTGAATCAATGTAATCTTGTAGGTCACTCATCATTCACTCCTTTGGTGTTAGGGCTTGTTTAAATTCTCTATGCAATATTGAGCCGTGACCGATGCACGTATGCTTACTAATATCAAGATAATCACCGGCATCTTTTATTAACAATCTCAGCCTTTCATTCTCAGCCTGAGACTCTTTGAGTTGTTGGGCTAAACTAATTTTCTCATCAGAGTCTTTATAAACTCTAGCCTCTAATTCCTGCACTAAATCTATCGCTGCTTTATCACTCATCACCTCACCTCGCTTGGTGTCATCTTCTTTTAGATAAGTTTGCCCATCGTATTCATCGCAACACCTGAGCGAGCTACCCTCCCATTGGTTACAATGTATGCAGTATCTACTCATCTTTCCCATCCTTATAGCTCGAAATCTGTTGGTAAGTTATGCTTTTTAGCATATGCGATTACCTTTGCGTAATCGTATTTTGGTTGCTCCATACTTGCCAGCTTGTCCTGTAGCTCTTTAATAGTACGTGCTTGCGTTAGCAGCATTTCATCTGCCTCTGCCTTTTTGGTTACACTCATATCTATTTCCTCCACGGCTTAATTGGTTTAGGTCTTGCTGGTGGATAAGGGTTAGGCCATGAGTTCATATCTATTTACCTTCAATCTGTTTAAGAGACTTCAACACAGATATTTCTATTTGCTGCTCCATATCCAGTGAGGCGATATAGTCATCCTCGGCCATATCAGGAAAATACCAGCACTTCCATTCCCATATGCTTGTGACGGTCATATCTAAACAACCCTCCCATTCTGGCAAATCCTTACACCGTCAACAAAATACTTTTTACCCCTACCCTCAACCACATACCCATTTAAGTGACAGAAAGTGACGCATTGCTCTCTAGTTGGATAGGTAGCCATTAACTTTCCATCCACTGATACAGACCAATCGCGCTCTTTCATATCTATTTACCTTCTTTACATGCCGCTAGTGTTTCGCTTTGAATTAACATGCTATGCACTTCACAAACCACATGGCTATGAGTCCTTCCGTACATAAACCAAGTGAGCATTTCTATAGCTGCGTAATGATGCAGTAAATGTATTTTTCTCATATATCACTCACCTGTAGCTTCTATTTGCCTATCCCTATCCACAAGCCAACCATAAGCGACATGCCGCCTAATACGCCTCTAGCCGCATCATTAGTCATTGGGTCTGGTATTAAAATCCAGCCGAAAAGGAAGAATATTAATGTCAGAATAATTTTTAGATACAGATTCATCGCATCCCTCTCTGGTGTTGTGTTATTCAACAACGCGGCGAACATTTAGGGCAAGGGCAAGCTAATCCTATCGCTTTACCTTTGCTCGCTTCGTCTTTAAACCCATCAAATAAACAAGGTTCTTCTTTGCCTAAACTGGTAAAATCCAATGTTGTAGGTGGATTAAGTAATGGATTAATTGGCGCATAAGTAGGAGGTGGCACATAAACCGGTGGCTTGGTTTCAAGATAATGAACCCTGTCCTCCAATGCCTCGATTCTTTTCCGTAATGATTTTAGGTCGCTCATCATCTATACCTCTTGTGTTATTGGGGGGTGTTACATTGGCGTTCCGAAATAAATCTTGGCGTTGCTTTCTTCAATATTGTCTAGCTTTGCTAAAATCTCAAACTGCACAGCATCTTGATAACTTATATCAATATACCC